CAAGGGACCGATGCCCATATAGTACACCCGCTTGTGGTCTGCGTTTATGTTCACGGTACCCCCGACGCCGACTGTTTCGAGGTATGCGCTTCCGATGACCGTCCCATCTGCCTCGAAGCCTCGGATGTGGATGTACGATCCCGTCCCTCCGTCGTTGCTCCAAGTGATAATGGCGGCTTGGTCCGTTCCGATGCGGTGCTCCCTGACGTTTCCGAATGCACTCCCGAATCCAGACACCACACCCAGGTCCGGGGCAGAGCTCATGAAGTTTGACGTCGCCGCCGCAAGCTGGAACTCCTTGCCCCTGTCGGCGTAGTTCTCGCCGTGGTTGATGAACTCGTTGCGGAAGCAACGGACGTCGGTGGTGACGGCTCCGGTGTCATCTTCGACGGGTGGGACTGCGGCGCTCACAGCGTCCTCATAGTACGCCTTGAGGTAGATGCGCTTGACGGGCGTCTTCTCCGTAGCCTGTCCAATGATGAGCGCCGGAACATGACCCGTGCGCCCCAACGTAATCACGGAGGCGTCGGTATCGTTGGCATTCCATCGCGTGGAGGCGAGGTAGTCGTCCACCACTCGCGAGATGTCGAAGACGGCGACCTGGTTAGATGCGCTCAACATATGGGTCTTCAACTTGGCGAGGACCACATCGTTCTCGTCTTTCACCTCGAGGATGAAGCGGTACTTAAAGTATGTCGCGACGACAGACTCCGACACCTGGATGATGATCGGGTCGGCCGTGCTTTGGAAGTTGGTGGTCGAGGGTGTCGACTCAAACTGTACCGCCATTTGACAATTCGTTTAATGCGTTGCCTATATCTTTTGCGATTGCCTTCTCGAGTTTGTTGTCGTACTGCTTCAACGTCTTATCGTAGGCATTCGTGAAGAAATAGGAGGGGCGGATACCGGTTCGATATATGCTCCGGGAGATGGCGAACACCATTCCCTTGCGGCTTGCAAACTGACCTCCAGCCGCACGCGGTGCGATACCCTTGCGCACCGTCCACCTGTCGATGGCTGGCCGTAGCCTCCCCTTGGGCCCTTTCCCGCTTCCGAACTTAAACGGCGAGCGCGGAGCCTTGCGCGAAGACATAGCGCCCCGGACGCCTTCGTCTACGAACTTCCAATACTCGGCATTGGGGAACATGAACTTGAGGTCCAGGCTCTTCTCGTTCTTGGCTACCCCCTGCTCGTAGCGGATGGACTTGTACAGGTTGCCCGTGACGAACTTGCCGCGAGCCTTGAGCGAGATACGCGCACGTCGGCGGACCTCCTTGCCCATCTTGCCCAACTCCTTTAGGGAGTTTGTCATGGGCACCTTCTGGCCGTCTATGGTGATGTAGGTCTTCATGCGAAGGCCGCGTCGCAGAGGTCGAGGTCGTTCGAAGTGACAAGGGACACGGTACCGACCCACCCCGTGAGCAGGTTGTCGAACCTTGCCGTGAATGGCTCGCAGTCCAAAGGCAGCTCGATGGTTACGTCGCGGTCTACATCCGACTGCGCGGAGAGGACTTGGGCGTATTGGCTCACGATATCGTTGAGCGTCCGCAGCGTGTCGGAGTATTGCTCCTGCGCGTCGGTCTGTCCGGGCAGGATTAGGTCCATAACCAGGATGTCGAGTTGGTAGGTCATGGTCCCCCGGTCTATCGTAGCCGAGGAAATGTCCGCGTGGCAGATGGGGTACTTGTCGCCGGCGAGCTTCTTGATGTCTACTTCGGAAAACTCCCCCTGCTTGAAGGAGCGGATAAAGCGGTGGTCGAGGGCGATGCCTTCCAGCTCGTCGAGGATTTGGTTTACGGTTCTCATGTGTTCACTTGTTGCTTTTGGATGAGGGCTCGGTCTTGCTCGTAGGAGAGCCAGGCGAGGGCCGTCTCGAGGTGCGTCCTTTCAACCTCCGGTAGTTTAGTAATGTCCTCCCCTGCGAGATGGACAAACGTGGCGAACCATCCGTATTTCTCGGATAACTTGGATCCTTCACCGCCTTGGAAAAGCTGTCCAAAGCGTCGGCTAACGCGGTCCCGATACGCAAAAAAAAAGCCGCCGCACCCAGCGCGTGGGCCATCTTCATGTCCTTGAAGTATTCCGAGCGGTCCTCTCCGTCGTACTCTGCGATGCGGTAGAAGTCTTTGTGCTCCTCCTCGATAGGGCGGTACAGGATCCCCATGACCTGGGGAAGGTGCTTATCGAAGCTATCCTTGCAAAGCGTCTCGATGTCGGCAAACTCCGCGAGGGTGATGCGGGACAGGTTGGGGTGGAAGCCGTAGCGTTGGTCGAGTTCGATAATGCGCTCGACGGGATATTGCTCGTCGTACTTGTCGATGATGCCACCGATTACGCCGCCGATATGATCGATGTCCTTCTTCTCCATCGCCATCACTTCGTCGGTGGTGACGTGGCAGAGGATGGAGATGGTCTCTACCACTTGCCGCAGCTCGTCACCCTCGGGGATGGCTTGGACTCGTTGGTACTGGTCGATGGTGACGTCGTAGAGGTCCTCGGGGATTGTGATGGTCTTCTTCACGTCTGTAAATAGACGAAAGGTCGGGCCATAAAAAAAGGCCCCGGAGGGCCTGTAGGTTAGAAGAGGATGGAGGGCAGCAGGGCCAGTCCAATAATCCAAAGGGAGCGGAGGAAGTCTTTCATGTCAAATGAGGCCCAGCTTTTTGCACCGCTTCTTGAGGTCTCCTTTTGTAGAGGTAGTCACCCGGATTGAGGACTTGCCCGTCTTCCGAATTTCGTAGTCGCTTAAAAGCTTGTAGTAATCCGTCTTATTCATGTCGTTGTGTGTTTGTTTGTCGTTGCTGACATAGCAAATATACAACTCCATTTCGCATATCCAAACATTCACGCGAAAAAAGTTTGCGTTTATGCAAGATAGTAGGAACCCGACCGGGACGTAGTGAGCAGGTTGAGACACACGTACCGCACCGCGTCAATGCCGTGGTTGTCCTTGTCCACGGGGCGGTTGAGGTTCCTTCCGTTCTTGTCCTGCTCCCATCGGTACGCCCTCAGTTCTTTCTGTAGGTGTGTGCTGTCTGCGGTGACGAGCAGCTTGTGCCGGCGCATAATGTCGATGCCCTGCCGCACGGAGTCCGGGCCCTTCCTTGCGGGCTTGACGTTGTGGCCCAGGCGGAACAGCTCCTCGATACTCTTGGGCTCTGCGGAGTCTGCGATGATAGTCTCCACCTCGAGCTTGTCCAGCTCCTCCGCTATGTCGGGATTCGTGAGGCCGGTGGAGTAGAGGCGCTCGTGGAGGATGAGGGTGTGCCCGTCTTGGTAGACGTCGATGACGGCGGTGGGGTCGTTGGTGAATCCAAAGTCGAGCCCGGTCCCGATGCGCTTCCCGGCTATCTCTCCCACCTCCCACGTGAAGACGGCAGCCTGATTGACTCCCCTCTCCCCGAGGCCGTAGATGCGCCAGTAGTTCGGGTCCGCATCCTTGAGGCGCTCAATCTCTGCGACGGTGGCCGCATCGAGATAGGGGTTGTCCTTGTAGGTCGTGCGGAAGAAGGACGAGTCCTCCCGGGGGATGACCTCCTCGTAAATCCAATGGTACTCATCCGAGGGGTTGAAGTCGAGGATGGCCTTTCCGGTGGTCCGCAGTAGGAGCTGCCTCCAATCCTCCAGGGCCAGCTCGTTGGCCTCGTTGATGAAGAGGATGTCTCGCTTGCGGCCCCTGACCTTTTGGGGTTGGTCCACGCTGATGAACTCGACCAGGTTGCCCCAGAGGACGTAGGTGGCTTCGCTCTTGTTGTGCTGGTCTACGTTGTAGCAGTCCTCCCGCTCGAGGATGGAGAAGAAGTCCCGCATCGCCGTAGCGCGGAGCGCAGGGAATGTCTTGCGGGCGATGGTGATGACGGCCCCGGAGTTCTCGTTGGCGTGACAGAGCTCAATGAGCGCGGTCAGGATGGAGAACGTCTTGCCGGATCGGGTTCCGCCCTGGTGTACTTGCACCCGGGAGTCGCACCCCTTGACGTGGTAGTAGGTGGCGGGCTGCCTCAACTCACGTCGGCGTTCTCAGCCGTGAACCACGAGAGCGGCTTCTTCTCTGCCACGGCTATCTCCTGCCGCTCGACATACCCCCGGCCCTTGCCCTTGGTCTTCAGAAAGAAGATGGTGGCGGCGGGGTTGCCGTCCCGGATGAGTTTGTGGAGATGGGATTCGGCGAAGTCCACGGCCACCTCGGAGAGCTCCTCCACGGCGGTCTTGTAGTCCTCGTCCTCTCGCATCCAACGGTAGTGCGTTTGGCGTGAGATGTCGACAGCCTTGCACGCGGTGGAGACTACGCCCAGAGATTTCTCGAGGGCGGCTACCATTGCCTTTTTAGGTTGTGTCAATCCGTCACTCATCAATGCCCAAAGTTAGTGGTATCATATCCGGCCTCACCTTCCGTCTGGAAGATGGGCGTGACGATGTAGGTGTAGTCTGCGTCTCTGTACCTGGAGAGGATGTGGCTGCCTCCGGTCTTGATGTGCCTGTTGAGCATGGTCTGGGCGTGCTTCCGCGAGGATACAAACCACACCTCCTTCTCATTGTGCTCGGGGCACCTGAACACCGCCTTGTAGATTTCAGCCATCCAAGACTAAATATAGCACGCAGAAAAGCGCACCCATCAGGCCGACAAAGGTGACGACGTAGGCGTACTCTGCGCGTCTCATAGGTCCAGCTTGTTCTTGTAGTGTTGGATGATGCGCTCGGTCTCCTTGCGGTAGTAGTCCTTGAAGTCTCCGACGGGATTCTCGTTCCAGACCTTGTAGAGGACGTTCCGGAGGCGTTGGCTTTGGCTCTTGGGTTCGTCGTAGAGGTCGAGCTCTATGGCGTCGAGTTCGTCCACCTCATCGCGGTTCAGGGTCTCCTGTCCTCGGAAGTACAGAATTCCGAAGGTGTCGACCAACCTATCAATGTCGGCTATCTCTCCGCTGCTTTTCTCCTGGGTGATGAATCGGAGGGAGACGGTCCTATCCTTGCGGCGTTGGTATCCGTCAAGCTGTCCGGCGGTGAGAATCTTCAATTCTTGACAGTTTCGTACAAGGTAACACCTTCTTCCCGAAGTACGTTCCGTGCCCATGCGAGTCCAGCCTTCCCACCCCACAACAGGTAGGAGATGGTGCCACAGGCTTTGGTGTCGCTCTCGTCGTAGTAGGTCTCCGCACGGGAAAGGTAGGAATACATCCTCCGGACGGTCTCGAGGGACATCGACTCGTTGGCTATCTGCTGCGCCCTCACTTTCCCCGTCTGGGTGGCGCACTTATTGCCCACCTTCTCGTTGAGCTCGATCCCTCGGCGGGCGTTGTTGCGTACCCCCTCCGGGGCTCGGTATGTCTTAAATTCTTGCACGTTGCTTGCGATTGTAGAGAGGGTAATACCACACCCGCTTCGGTTGCCCTGTGTGGATTGTCGCCTCACCTTTGTCCACAGCTTCGCGTAGGGCGTAGCTGTAGTCTCGGTCAATAGAAAGGCTACGCGGGTGGTACTTCTGGCCATTCCACTCCACCCATTTTGTCGGGGATGTGGTCCCCATCATGTCGAAGTTCGCCGCCTTGTATATCGTCCCGACGTGGCCTTCCGTCAAATCGGAATAAGACAGCACCCCACGGGCCTCTGTGTTGCGTTTTATCCACTTTATGCCCTTCGCCAAGAACCAGCTCTCGGAGTTGCGTGGCATATCCTCAAGGCAAGCCATGCGGCGAATGTCTATCGACTGCGGGTATTTCTCTGAGTGCCTCGGAGGGCCCAGGACCATACCCCCGGCGATGCGATTGTCGTACACGAGAGCCAGGCACTGCGTAATGCCTCCGCCAATACGCGCCCCCTTGTAGTGGTGAGCGCTGAATATGTGGCGTATGTCGCTGTAGGCACACTCTGCAACGCCTGCCTTGAGTGCATCGAAGGTTAGTGCCGATTCGCGGTAGGAATCAGAAAACAAGTCTTCATTGTGTGCAACGGAGCTCATAGGCGCGTTGGAGTTTCTTGACCATGTCGGCGTTCTTGCCGGTGCAGTTGCACGGCTTTGCGGCGGCGTTGAAGGTCCGGTTATAAATCTGATACATGACTTTCCCCTCAGAGCGGTTCAGCCTTCCCCCCTTCACGGAGATTTGCATTCGCTCCCACATCTCCGCGTCGCGCTCGCTCATCTTGACGTTCCGGCCTGGGAACATCTCGTTCAGCTTCTTCTGTCGGTCCTCACATCCGCAGTCCTCGACCACGGCGTGGACCAACTTATCGATTCCCGTTGCTTTCGTCAGCTTGGCGATCTTGTCGCCCAGCCCCTTGGATTCGTTTTCGGACACGTCGAATAGTGGTGTATAGGGTGTGGCGGGAGATGCCCGTGGCCTCCGCAAAGGAGTCCAAGGTATGCCCCTCTTCAAAGTATATGGCAAAGACCTCCGCATCGAACCACGGGAGGTCGGCAAGCTGCTGCTCGATATGGGTGAGCAGTTCGTCGCGGTGAGCAGCTACCCCGTCCCCGTCCCACCAATCTCTGATGTGGTGAGAGAACTTCCTCCGGCGCTCGATGTCCTTCCTCCACTTGTAGTGGTAGCGGGACGTCTTGGAGTTGTAGTTGTTCACCATCACCCTCAAGGCCCAGTATTTCATCTGCCCCCGTTCGAGGAGGCCGTCGAGGGTTTCCTGTTTGGTTTGGTAGAGCTGGAGGATGACCTCGTGGAGTAGGTCCGGCCCATCGCGTCCGGCTATCCTTTCGGCAGCCTGGAGCAGGTCGGAGTAGTTCCGCTCGAGGTATCGGTCCAGCGTCACAACTTGCGGAGCTTGCGGTTGTAGACCTCGATGAGGGCCTCGAGTTCCTCGGAGGAATACTTCCGGGTCTGGTTCGACATCTGCTCAATCTTCTCCGCCGTCCCTTCTCCGAAGTCGGCGTCGAGCCTGCGGGCAAACTTGAACTGCTCCCCGGACCGGAAGCCGTTGCATCTCTTACACTGGGGCGCCACATTGACCATCCCCTCCTCGGGGTCGCACATCCACCGCGTGGCAAACTTCCCACGGGATTGAAAGTGTCCGGCGTCCACCGTCTTCCAATGTGCCTGCCGGCCGCAGGTGTAGCACTCGACGTACCCTCTATGGTCCGCGCAGCTTTGCCGCACCCATTGGGAGAAGACCTTATCGAGGCGGGCGATGAGCTTCTTTCGGGTCACGCGAGTATTCCGAGGCACGACAGGAGGAGAATGACGAGCCCGAAGACGCGCACCTGGTTCTCTTGGAAATACTCCACCCCGAGCTGGGCAAAGGAAAGGACCGCGATAGCCGCGAAGAGTCCGGTGGTCATTTGGGTTTGATTTGTCCGAGGGCCAACAGGTCACCCTCGGTGAGCAATATAGCCTTTCGCTTCGGCTCTCCATCGGATGATCGGCGGTGAGGGTCGTATTCCGGACGATGCTGACGCTCCAAAATCCTCTCCGCCCGCATCTCTTCCCACTTCCGGCAGCACTCCATCATCTCCCCCAGCTTAAGCCTGCCGTACATCGGGCCGAACTTGTCGCGCTTGATGCCCTCGAAGACGAGTTTGAACTCCTCGAGCTTGAAGGCGGGGAACTCTTCCATCAGGGCCCGCGCCGTTTCCTTCATCTCCTCGTCGTCTTGGATGGTCTTGGTCGCATCGACGAACTTGATGAGCTTCCCGAGCTCGGCCAAAAACCACGCCCTGGTCGCTTGAGGGTGCAGGCGGAGGGCGCGCCGGATGTTTGTACCCTCCTCCCACGCATTTTGAGGGGTCAAATTTCGACTTTCTCCGCGCAGGAGTGCTACGGTACTATCCGTTATCGATAAAGTCCCTGAGGCCATCCGGAGTGAATCCTTCGGGGTTGAATCCTTTTTGTCTTGCATTGCTCTGTCTGTTTCTTTCGGTTGAGACCCATTGCCGGGCCTTGGGTTTCCATTTCGAGATTGGCGTGCTTCCGGCCATCCAGCCGTTGGCTTCGTAGA